CGACGATCCATTCCGTCCAGTTCCTTTATTCGTCCAGTTCCTTTATTCGTCCAGTTCCTTTATTCGTCCAGTTCCTTTATTCGTCCAGTTCCTTTATTCGTCCAGTTCCTTTATTCGTCCAGTTCCTTTATTCGTCCAGTTCCTTTAAAAAATTTGACTTTCATTTGGAAGTATGATCTAAACAATTTTTAAAGATACCCCGATGAACGTCCTTAAGAGACAATGGAAAGACGCTTCTGTGAAAGCCCTCAGATCTGGGACGAAGCTCGTTTTCAAACCTCAGAAAGACATCGCTGAAAAAATCATCTCATCCTTCTCTGATAAAGTCCTTGTGACTCTCTGTGCTCCTCCTCAGTGGGGAAAGACGAGTGTTTCGTTGTTCACGGCCTACAAAATGTGTACCGGTAAGAAAGGGATTAATCCTGAAAATGTATTCTTCATTACAGCGATGTCTGACAGATCGTGGATAGAGCAAACAAGAGAGAGAATGCTCCCTATGTGGGAGAAGAATATCTTTCACAGGAATACTCTTGAGAAATTTAAAAGGAGAGTTGAGGAACAAAAAAAAGAAAACATGCTCATTATAATTGATGAATGTCACTTCGCGAATAGCATTCACCATACTCTTGGACGGGTCTTCGAAGGATTGGGGTTCAAGGATCCTCTTGAGCTAGTAAAGAACAATATTAAGATTCTCCAGATCTCTGCGACACCATCTAACTCTTTAGTTGATGCGAGTGAATGGGAAGATCACCACGAAAGACTCTCTCCCAATGTTGATAGCGGGTATGTATCGTTTGATCGTTTTCTAGAAGAAGAAAGAGTCTTTACACCCTATTTTCTCAGTAATATTGACGAGACTGAAAAATACATTGAGCATGTCGCCCAGGGGAGACCTATGTATCATTTTGTGAGATCAGTATGTAATGGTATGACAGGGAGTATGGTGTATCTTGAGACACAAGTGAATTTTGAGATCATCTGCACTGAAAAAAAATACGAATTGATTGAATTGAATATGGGGATGGAAAGGAAAGATGTTAAAAAAGTCTACAAGAATCTCTCCAAAAGTCCTGAAAGACACACGTTTATCCTTATCAAGAATATGCTCGGTGCCTCGAAGACATTAGACGATACATTTATCGGATCGGTTCATGAAAGCACCCCGATGAAAAAAGACTATAGTTCAGAGGTGCAGGGTCTCCCAGGACGACTCTGTGGATGGACCAAACGGAAGGGTCACGAAGGTCCGAAGATATTCTGTGAAAGGTCTATTCTTGAGAGTTATATTGACCTATATAGGTCAACATTCTATCACGAAGGTGGACTTGTCTGGAGAGACAAACGGTTGACTGTGAATGAATCGGGGATAGTTAGATCAAAAGAGAGTTATTTATCTTTAGGATAAAAGAAGATTAAAAGAGAATAGATAAAATTTTTTTTAATGGAGATCAACCTCTACCATACTATAATCTTTAACAATCGTAAAGTCTAAGACTTTAAACCTTTGATTAACTTGTCGTAGACCAGCAGTCCTCCAGTTAATTTTATCTTCTTCGATTCTCTCCCATTTATCCGAACATTTCCATTCAGAGTGTTTCCTCAAAACATTTAATTTATCAACCAGTTGATATCCCCCACCACTTTCAATATCTAATACCGAACCATGACCTACCTTGTATGGAGAGATACAATTGGCTCTACACCGATTTAATAATGCGTCGTCTTCCCCACCCCATCCCCAAAAATCATTAGGGAATCCATTAATAATATTGAAACACTTACGATCAAACGATACAATACCTCCAAAATAATTTGGATTCTTATTATATCTAGACCAACACCCCGCAATATGTATCGGGGATTTAGGACATATTGTATAATAATCTGCCAATTCATTGTTAGGTAAAAGGTCCACATCATGGAAAATGAATGTATCGTAGTCTCCGTGTGCTAAAACCACGCCGATGTTCAAAAGCATCCCGCGATTAAATTTCTTAGAATCATCTTCATAGGAACCAGTTTGCTTAATCACATAAATATGGTATTTTTCAATATTACCCAGTTTTATTTCATTCGTCAAGTATCTCTCCATATAAGGAAGAAACTCATCTAATTCTTTTTGTCTCTCTTGTCCCTTTTGTAGGCGGAAAGGGACAAATATCGCTACAGATGGTTTCATCTTCTCTTCTTTCCCCTTCCCTTCCCTTCTCTTCTCTTTTTTTCTTTTCGTTTATCTTTTAAAAAAAATTATTAATAAATCAAATTTAGATTTCATCAAGATCTACCGAAGAAAAGTCTTGACTTTTTTGGGATTTCCTTTTAGATCTCCGTTTAGAGGAAGACCTTGATGATTTTCTCAAACTCTTTTGTGGACTTTCAGTTGGTGTTACAGGCGGTGATTTATCAGATAATTCAGATAAATTCGTGAATTCTGAACAAATATTTGAATAATCCATATTATTTATATCCATTATCTTACAATATCTTCTTTTCTCTCTTGGACTTTGAAATGGATTTAGTAATCCAACATTTAAATCGGGAAAATATTGTAATAAACATGCTTGTAAACTTTCTAAGTCTTTTATCGTTGGTTTATATGTGCCAGATAAATTATCAATGTAAACCTTATTAGGTCGTATTACTTTCATAACACCTGCCGAACATACACCAGTACTCCCCATACTTACAAGTTTATTACACAACCACATATGCTTGCATTTATTTTCATCCTTTTCCCCAGATGTTTTACATAAATATAACCTTCCATCGCTTTTAAAACAATAGGTAAATGTACTATTTAAATTTGTATGACAAAGTAAATTCATAAAATCACCTTCATCCCGTATCAATAATTCTAATCCTTTTGTTTTAAATAATTCTTTATGTTTTCCTTCGGCCTTTGTATATCTCGCTACATTTTGTGCTCTTAGATTACAATCACCAGCATCATACTTAAACATGATTTTAAATGTATCATTTTCATTCCAATATTTACATTTAACCTCCATATATGTATATGTATATGTGTATATATAAATTAAGGACGATTTTCTATTAAATTTTTTTCTTTTTTATTTTCCAAATAATCAGAATCTAAAACATTATAAGAAACAAACTCACTCATATAAGCACTCATCATTTTATCATTTTTAACAGATTGTCTGGCGACAGAAAATGAATTATATAATTTCATCATGACCAATAAAGAAAAACTCATAAAACATGATATAGTTGATGAACTATGGTAATTTTCTTTTAATAACTTAATAGTCATCATAATATTTACAAAATAAAAGGAACCAGTAATTAATAAAGCATTGTAGTAATATTTATTTAATCGATCCATTTGTTTATCCAATTTGGGTTCTGTAATGATGATTGCTTTTAATGAATTATCTGGTTTATTATTATCAATATCTAAATACTTAATTGACCATTCTTCCCTTCGTAACTCAATAAAATAATAACCAAAAAATAATAACATCGTTAAAAGATTCATTCCTAACGCAGAACGATGATAATAATCTTCATTATTAATATTATCAGTTAATGTACAAACGTGATCTCCACAACTTTGAGGAACAAATACAGATAGCATTGTCCCTGTTAAAATCTTATAACTTTGTAAAAAAAATATACCGCAAACCTTTATCCGCTGAATTATATCCCCATCAACTTTCATTTTATTATTTATATAATATTTTATTTATCATCGTTTTTATTAAAATAATTTTTAAAAGGAGGCAATATTTCTATACCAGCTTGGCGACTATGTATGCCTTTGAAATATAACCAAGAAACGAAAATTATTACATATACTCCTTTATGGAAATTATTTTCCATACGAAATTTCTTAGTTAAATGTAAATAACCTATAATTATCAAACAACCATAAATAATAATATTTTCAATTTCTATAATTTTATTATATTTTATTTAAGAATAGTAATCATTTTATTATAGAATGAGAAAAGTATTCATTATCACTGAGTATCAAATAGATGAAAATGGTATGATGTTTATCTATCCATCTCTATCATATGACTCATTTGATAAAGCAATAAATTACGCAATTAATAAGTTTAATGGTAAAAAAACTTATGTAACAAAAGAATCGGGATCAAATGAATCACTCATAAAATGTACCGAAGATGAAATGAAATTTTTCCATGTTTTAGAAAAAGATATTTAATTATCTCTTAGATCTCCGATTGCTTTTACTTCGTTTATTATTGCTCGCTTATTTTTTAAAGATCCACCATCTACTTCATATATATGCTATAATAATCGTTACTAAATCATCATTATTTAAACCATTTTGTCCATGGAAATTATCATGAAGAACACCAGATAATACGACTTTAATTATATCAATCATTCCATTTACATCGAGATTTCAAAATTGAATCTTTTCTCTTATTTGTTCCATTATTATTAATATAATATAATATAATATTTAAAAAAAGAATTAAATTAATAAATTATGGAATGTTTTACATGTAAAAAATATTTCTCAAAAAAAACATTAGAAAAGAATAGAGGGGAATATTGTAAGACTTGTTTTTTTGATATTTTAAGGAATGAAAATGATCTTTTAAAAAAAGAAAATAATTCTTTGAAACATGTTAAAAAAGATAGTCCATATCATCTTTTGAAGATATTAGAAGAAAATAATATATTTATTGAAGGAGATCCAACAATACAAACGGAAAATACGATTAATGTAAAAATATATACCAAGGATAGTAAAATATTTTATGAAGGTGACATCAAAAATGGAAAATTCCATGGAAAAGGGAAATATTATCATAATGGTTTCCTTTTATATTATGGTGAATGGAAAGATCATATGTTCAATGGAGTAGGACAATTTTATAAAGATGGATGTCTTCTCTATAATGGTGAATGGAGAAATAATAATTCAGAAGGAGAAGGTGAATCCTATTATCCGAATGGTAAAGTTAAGTATAGTGGGGAATGGGAAAATGATAAATATGAAGGTTTAGGGAAAGAATATTTAGATGATGGGACATTACAATATGAAGGCGAATGGGAAGATGGTCAAAAAAATGGTGAAGGTGAATCCTATTATGTGAATGGTTCAGTATCTTATGAAGGGGAATGGGAAGATGATCAAAAAAATGGGAAAGGAAAAACGTTCCATGAAAATAACAAAGTATCTTATGAAGGGGAATGGGAAGATGATAAATATGAAGGTTTAGGGAAAAAATATTTAGATGATGGGACATTAGATTATGATGGGGAATGGGAAGATGGTAGAAAACATGGAGAAGGAAAATCTTATCATCCGGGTGGATCATTATCTTATGAAGGAGAATGGGAAGATGGTAGAAAACATGGAGAAGGAAAATCTTATCATCCTGGTGGATCATTATCTTATGATGGAAAATATAAAAATGGATCCCATCATGGGGAAGGAAAATCTTATTATTTGAATGGGAAAGTAAGATACGATGGAGAATGGGAAAATGATTTCGCAAATGGAAAAGGGAAATTATATTGTAAAGATGGGACATTAAGATACGATGGAGAATATAAAAATAGATTCCAACATGGAAAGGGAAAATCTTATTATTTGAATGGACAATTACAATATGATGGAGAAGGAAACTTATACTATAAATATGAAACATTACATTATGATGGAGAATGGGAAGATGGCAAAAAAAATGGGAAAGGAAAAACGTTCCATAAAAATAACAAAGTTTCCTATGAAGGTGATTGGAAAGATGATGCATATCATGGAAATGGAAAAGAATATGATAGTGATGGTGTTCTCATCAATGAAGGTATATGGGAAAAGGGGACATATATTGGTGAGTTAAAAGAAGATGAAGCTTGTATTATTTGTTATACATATAAAAAATGTTATGCTTTTATTCCCTGTGGTCACTTATGTATTTGCGGAATTTGTGCTGAAAAATATTCAGATGATAAATGTATTGTCTGTCGCAAAGAATATGCGATCCCTCATAAAATTTATGATTGATGAATTGTATTTAAAAAATTAAATTAATAATAATAATAATAGTAAATTAAATATAGAATGGAAACACCAAATTTTTTTTCAGGTCAAAAAAAAATTATGTCTTTTGATTTTGATTCAGTAAAAGGTCTTTTAAATACTGATTCTGATAATTCATATTTTATCGATAATTTATCATTAGATAGATCATTAGTATCTGATTACTTTAAAAGTATTCTTTTAGGTTATAATCATATCTTTATAAGTAAATTATTGAAAAAATATGGTGAATCTTCAAATATCTGCTTACCTTTATTTAACCAATGGACCGAAGGTAAGTCTATGATTGATAATCTTATCATCATATCACATCCAGATGATGCCGAACGCATCTGTAAAAAACATATTAAGAAAGCACCTATATTTAAATCTTTATTAGGAACTAGTATTATTTCAACCACAGATAATGATGATTGGAAAGAACAAAGGGATAAAATGAATATGGCATTTTTACCTAATACCTCATTAAAAAATACCTTCTCGGAGAGTGTAAAAAGGGCAAGGGATTGTTCCGAAGTATTAAAAGATCGTTCTGATAATTATCAACAATCGGTTGATATGAGTGATTTCTTTTTGAACGAAACACAGGCACAACTTCAAAAAGCAATGTTCGGATTCTCCGACAAGTTTGAAGAAAAATCAAATAAACGCATCCGTGATGCATTCGTTGGAATTGGGACAGAATATTTAGAAGAATTCTCTAAAACAGCTCTAAAAGAAGCAATCCAATCCCAAGGTCCTGCGAGCAAATTATTCCACAGTTCAAATAAACCAAAAGATCTAGAAAAAGCATTAGGGAATATTATTTTATTCGCCTTTGCGGGACATGATACAACTGGTCATACGTTGAGTTGGTTATTATATGAATTATGTAAACATCCAGAACATAAAAAAAGATTAATTGAAGAAGTTGATGAATATTGGAGAAATAATGATGGAGTAGAAAATTATGAAACATTTAATCAACTTCCTTTTATGACTCAATGTATTACAGAAACCTTAAGGATGTGGCCGGCATTAGCAAATGGGACTTACCGGGAATTAGAAAAAGATGATAAAATTACTGGATTAAATGGTGAAAAAGTTCTTATAAAAAAAGGAACGTATTGCCAAATAATTAATTGGACGAGACATCGTAATAGTGAATTATGGGGAGATGATGTCAATTCCTTTAATCCTGATAGAGAATTCAAAGGTTCAGAAATATGGGATAATAAAGGTTTTGGACATTACAATGTTTCTTCTGAAAGATTTAGTCCTTTCACTTATGGTCCAAGAAATTGTTTAGGGAAAAACTTTTCACAAATGGAAATGAGATTGATTTTATTAAATGTCTTTAAGGATCATGATTTTTCATTAGATTCTGAACAAGAAAAGACTGTTGATGATCCGAAGTATTCAGGTATTAATTTATTTACAATGGGTCCTCAAAGTGTTTACGATGGATTATTAGGAATGTTCATGAATGTTCATAAAAGGAAAAGTAATTTATAAAATCCATGATCTCCTAGGATTTGCTTTCCTCCTTGTATACATTGTTTCGGGTTCAGGTTTATTTTTCTTAAATGCTTCTTTTTCTTCAGTTTGTTTTACGAACCTTTCATATTGTTTCTGATAATATTTTGAAACATTCATTTTCTCTTCTTTTTTGTTTGGTCGCTTTTTTAAATCCTTTAATTATTTAATATTAATTTTATTTCAAATGAAATAAAGATAAAAAGATAAAAAAAAAATTAACTGAATGTAAGGGTATGTGATACTCATTCTAGTCAGAACGAGTCAACTAAAAATTTGATTTATATTTTATAATCTAAAATAACTAAAAATTTGATTTATATTTTATAATCTAAAATAACTAAAAATGAATATTCAACTAAATATACTTACAAAAATACAAAATGATACGAATGAATTAATTAAATCTCATGTTTTCCCCTCTATTCAACAATTGGTTGAACATAAAATAAAAGAAGAAAAAGAAAAATTCTTTGACAATACAAATATATTGGGCGATATATTTCCAAAACCAATTGGAACAGGATTATTTCGGTCGTGTGGACATTGTTCTAGGTGCAAACATCGTATTATTGATTCTGATTTTATATCAGCACATAATAATATAGGTTTTACAGTCGAGGGATTAGAATCTGACGAATATATTTTACTATGCACCGCGTTGGGGAAAGATAATGAAGGTTTATTTATTCAAGAGTTTGGACGTAATGATCCTAGAAAGGGTTATATTAAAAATTATCAAACATTTAATAATGGAAGGGGTGTATATACAAGTAATTATGGTAGTATGTTATGGTTGGGTATGAAGGGACCGAATCCCGTAGAGGTGCAAATTACAAGTAAAGGTTCATATCCTTTAACACAAGAATTTATTAATTATTATAATCTTTATATCCAATTATGTAATAGTATTCCTAATAATCCTAATATGAATAATGTTGGAAATAATATATTAAGCATTTACCAAAGTAATAATCCTAAAGCATCTGAATTATATAAAATACAAAAACAGAAAGAAAATATAGAAAAAATGATATCAGAATTACAAAAAAAGGAAATAGAAATCGTTAAAACGCAAAGTGAACTTTCTGAAATGAAAAAAGAATTTGAAAAAGAAAAAAAGGA